AATCACATACAGAGCATGTAAACGTTTGTTTTAAATCAACATTGGGGCATATTTCTTCATATAGACTTCTCAAATATCGAGAATCTGATGCCGGCATAATATCAATAAATTGACCCACAGAATTAGTATCTCCATTGACTGAGACAATGTAAGATCTGAACTGATCCGTCAAAAACGATTCTGCAAGTTTGTTTTTTCTTTTTCTTTCGGTTAATTTGGCCAATTTTATCTCTTCATGCCCCGTAAGGAGTTTAAGTTCCACGCTAGTATTGGACTTAGGAAGTGTTACAATAAAAGTGTTTTTATCTGTTACCGTTATATTATATTTTTCTATATTTTCTTCATAGGGAATGCTTTTCAAATCACTTAAAAGAAATTCATGATTTTCCGCATTCAAACATGCTGGACATGTTACTCTTGTTTCATATAATTCACCATAACCTGTGGCTCTGGCTGCGACGACCATTGCGTTTTTATCACCAATCAAAAGATCTTCTGGTTTTATTCTTTTATCAATCAAAAGATTCTTAAGAAGCCTGTCAATGACTATTCCTTTTTTGATAAGTGTTTGGGAAGTTAAAATATCTTCATCTTTTGCGGTCATATATTTGATTTCGACCGTTTCTTCGTTGTGAAGAGGGTGCTCTTCGTGATAAAACTTCCCCTTTGAGGGAAGTTCTACAAATTCTGTGGGCGTTACAAATGATAAAGGGTTCTCAGTGTTTACGGGGGGCGGATCGGAAGCCGGATGGGCCCCGATCTGTTCTTCTCTGTTTGCTAATGACATATGTCACCTCTTTTCTTTCCTTATATTAAGATATTACTAAGCCTGTTTGGATCCGCCGGCGGAAAAGGAGGTTGCGTTCCTGACTGCTGCGGCTGCTTCTGCTTCAGCCGCGGCACCGCTACTTCGAGAAAAGCCACCACCGGATGTAATCAACTCGGCCCAATCATATCTCAAGGTTACATCAATTTGAGCCAATTCGTCACCTTCATAATCAAGTTCGCCAAACTTTGCACTCTTAACCCATGCATTCTGCAATTGCCATGTTTCAAGTGGTAGGCCATCGTGGTCCACTTGAGAGATTTGGATTAATCCCAAGGCCTCAACTGCTTTTGTTTTGGACATAGTGTGAATGTCACCTGCATTGTCAGGCATTTTCCATCCGGATGACATTAGAATTTTCTTATAAAGTTCTTCGGCCATATCTGGATCAACAGGATCAACCAAAGATAGGGTAATCTCATCCCACTCAACTTTCCCGGGATAATAAAAAGTATAATTTAAATATCTGTGTGTTGCCTCGGTTGTGCTCCAGCCGGGTTTTGTAACTTTTTTACAAACCCATGCAGGAATAAAACCAGTTGGCCCACCATGTTGCAAAATCCAGTTATATTTTCGTTTTGGGTCAAAGCCCTGTGGGTTTGTCCAGAATCCCATTTGTTAAGTTCTCCTTTGGTATACTATAATCGTCTTCGCCACCTATAAATAGTGATGAAACTTTTTTTTATTTCCTAATCTTCAAAAGAAGCACCACTATCAGTAATAACAAAATCAACTGCAATAAACTCGATTGCTCTAGTCGGTTTCAAGAAAACTTTAGCATAAACAATGTTTCTATCAATCAAATCCGTCGTTGTTGTTGACTCATCAAGAATAAATTTAAAATCTTGGAGGCCCAATCTAGTTTGAATGCTTTTCAAAAATGGTTCAGCCAAGTTAATAAATCTAAGCCATGTGGTTTTAGTATTTTGATCAAACAAAATATTCTTTGCCATTCTCGAAACTGTTTTCTTGACATAAATCATCAATCTTCGAACATTAATTCGATCAAGAGCAGATGCTCGAGTCTGAAGTGTTTTCTGGCCGAATACCACAATTCCTTCATTCGGGAAAGAAGCAATCGGGTTAATATTTGCTTCATAAAGTTTATCTCGCTCTTTTGACATAAGCCTTTCACGAACATTAACAACTGGAACCCCGGCTGCTCCATCGGTTAAACCACCTCGAGTAAATCCTGCAGGCGCAAACCAAAGTTCAGAATTCTTTTCGGAACTTGCAAATGTGCCCAAAGCAACAACTGAAGGTGGAGCCCACAAAGAAGCACCTGATTGAGTATCGCGGATTTGAACCCATGGGTAATAAGTGCATGCATAACTGGAGTTAACACCCAAGTTTTTAATCGTTGTAACAACATCGTCAACTGTTGATCTACGTGCTGCTTCGCTATCTGTACCCTCAGATGCTGGTTTATAAGCATCTGCAATGTCAATAACAGCCAGAGCGTCACCTCTGTTCTCACATGTATCAACCAAGTGAAGATTTACAGCATCAGCCGTGATCCCCGGGGCCGAGGCCAAGTTAAATTCTACAACTTCAGGATCTGCACATGCATCAATTGCTCTCTTTACACTATTCAAAGGATACCAAGTTCTCTCTGTATATGTAGAGAGAAAGGCGGAGTTTCTAAAAGGATCGGCTTCTGTAATATCAAATCCATCAAATCCTCCGTGAAGAGGCAGCGTAAATTTATCATAGCCGGCCTTGAGAACGGTATCAAATGTGCCACCGAGCGCAGTATAAGATGTTCCTTTGAATCTTGATCCAGAAACATGCACTCCTACTCCACCGCTGAGATAATCTTTATATACGCCTTGTGTTAGGGCATTTGCGGTGGGATAACTTGAAGAAAGTTCGTCCAAAGAGAAAATAAAATGATATTCCGTAGCGTCGCCGGCAGTATCCAGTGAAAAAGAGCCAACTCCATCAGGCATCAAACGAACCATATCATAATAACTTTTTTCAAACTGTGTGCTTGAACCTTTTGTTGTATCAACTCCAAAATATGCTTCCTTGGGATTTGAAACGTTCCCATCTGAAGCGCTAGTTCTCTGTGGCAATGATGGAAAAGCAAAACTGCAAGTGAAGGCCATCGAGGCTGATGCAACATTGCTGCTTACGGTCCATGCGGCCATGTTTTGCCTGTTATCTGCGCCCCACGTATATCCGTTTTGAGGGCCGGTTCCGTAGCCTGCAAAGGCTGGATCGCCGCCACTAACTTGATTGATTGTTCCGCTTCCCGCCAGCCATCGTGGGGTTCCTACTGCGTCTGATAATCCTTGATATGATGAACCAGTCAATCCCCCGACGATATTTGCTGGGCAATGAAGATGTGTTCTGGGTTTAATTGGACCATAGAACCCAAATGGTACCAATCTAGCATCAGTTTTTCCATCATGTACATCTTTATTCAATTCGATACGAATATGTCTAGATCTATTTTCATAATCTCCATATTCTCTATATCTTTTTTCATCATGATCCCAAACAACATTTCTATTACCAATTCTTTTTGCAACATAGTCTGAAGAATAAGGATTCAAGTTACAAGAAGAAAATCTCTCTACAATTTGAGGAGCACTATCATTATCTTGCGCTCGACGGATCAAAACATCAAATGAGCCATATTCATCATGTTTATTTTTTGATGATTTGACATTTGCAATAGAAATTTTGAAATTTTTCTGCTCCCATTCTCCACTATAAAGTGCATGAAATTTAAACAAATTTATAATTCCAGCAGAAGAAGCGCCCATTTGTGGCTGAAATGTTTGTACATCATCATTCATATGCTGCGAAAAAACCCATCCTGTTTGTGCGGGACGTGCTGAAATTCCTTTCTTATCTGACCAATGAGCCGTGGTGCCTGTCATCAGACCTAAAATAACGCCAAAGACCGTTCCGGCTGCGGAATCGCCGGAACTTTGACCATCTCTTAAGTTTCTCTCATATGTTTCTCCAAGCCAATAAACTTCTTGTTGATCTGCACTAGTAATATCGCTATTGGCCAATGTTGGGTTTGTATTAAACACTTTTCGAATATATAAATCAGAATTTTCGTTAAAATCAAAAGATATTTGCCTGTCAATAGCACCTGCGGCAGTTCTAATAATAGCTTTAAATTGGTTTTGCGTTCCTCGATTTGCGACCATTACTGCGCAGCCGGGATAAGTAGAGTTGCCAATATCGCTGAATGCAGGGCCTCCGGATCCTCCGGGAAAAGAAGCGCTTCCAGCATTTCCAGACAACTCAATCGTTCCGGCATCCATATACCAAACTGCAGCCAAAGAAGCAGTACCATGATTTGCAAACGCGGCGCCATGGGCCGTTGAACTGGATGCTATAACAAATAATCCATAAGCGCCGCCGGTTGAGGTCGGGCCTGCAATAGAGTTAGTTGTCTTCCACCCTGCTTCTCCGGCTGTTGTAGCCTGAGGATGTTGATCTCCCAAAAGTCGAACAAAAGTTAAACCATTTCTATTCTTAAGCCATGCTTGAGCAGCATATGCTGCATATGTTGGAGAAATATAATTTCCATCTCTCCAAACATCCCCACCTA